GCGGAGGCCCGCGTCGTCGGCTACCTGGCGGGAGACGAAGCCTACATCAAAGCCGTTGAATCCGGCGATGTCCACACGATGGTGGCCTCGATGGTCTTCGGCTTCGAACCCAAGCGGGAATTAGCCGATAGAAAATACTATCGAGAAATGTCCTATCGCGACATTGCAAAGCGGGCCGCGCACGGTAGTAATTACGGTGGTACTGCCCGTACGATTGCCACTGTACTCAAGGTTGAGATCAGCATCATCGAAGAGTTTCAAAAGCTGTACTTCAAGACCTTCCCCAACATCAGGAAGTGGCACGCCTGGGTCAACCAGCAGATCCAGACAACCCACCGGCTGGTGACGCCTTTCGGCAGGGTCCGCAACTTTTGGGGTAATCCTTACGACGACACGACGCTGCGGGCGGCAATCGCCTACGTCCCACAATCCACGGTGGGGGACATGACCTCCCGTGGTTTGCTGCAAATATACACTAGGTTGCCTTCCGTGCAGATCCTCAACAACATCCACGACGCAGCTTTCGGCCAGATCCCCAAGGATCAGGTTGATGTCCTACTACCGCAGATAGTAGAATGCCTCACGCACCCCATCGAAGTCACCGACATCTTCGGGGTCAAGAGACAAATGCTGATTCCCTGGGAATCCCAGACTGGGATGAACTGGGGGAAGCGGAAGAAGGACAACCCCGATGGACTTGCCTGACTACCTAGGTAGCAAATACCACAGCCAGAATCTGGCCAACAAGATCAGGGCCTACTACAGAAAGCGTGGCCGTGAGGTCCCCGTCGAAGTCTTCAAGGAAGGATCCGTGTATGTCATCCGTTGTAACTTTCAGTTCGCGCCACCGACTCCCCAATCGCAGGGAATCCACGATTGAGGAGTTGCTCTTCAACGGAGAGAGGTACCACGTTTCCTACAGCGTGGCGGACGGTGCGATCCGGGAAGTCTTCATCGCGGGACCACGGGCGGGGACCGACCTCTACGCCATCTGCTGCACCGCTGCCACGGTGATAAGCATTGCGTTGCAGCATGGGGTGCCCCTCAAGGTGATGCGCGACGCATCGCTGCGGGACAAGCAGGGCAACCCCACGGAAATCATTGGAGCGTTGTTGGATGTCCTCTGTGATGTTAGGGTCGAGACCCCAGATCCTGCCGCCCGATACGTACAATCGTATACAAAGGCGCGGCGTTAACTACGAGAGGCGGGTGGTGCGGGATCTGGTAGGCTTGCTGGATCCTTCGGCCACGCTGATCCACGGCCAGTGGCTGTATGTGGGGAAAAGCTTTTGCCAACCCGACATCATCGTCCTGCGGCCCAAGGCCCCGACCCTCGTCATCGAGGTCAAGCTATCACATAGGCCGGGGGCCAAGAAGAAACTGTTTGATGTCTACTTGCCCGCAGTGATTGAAGCGTTTCCAGGGCCTGTCGCCTGTGCCCAGGTGTTCCGCAACCTGAATAGGGGGAACCCGGATAGCTGCGATCTGGAGTATGTGCTGGGCATGACAACCCACCGCTATGCGGAGATCATGTGGAGGTGACAATGGAACTTAGCTTGCCACCGATAACCTACAACCTCACGATGCGACTTGGAATTTCGGGTCGCTATCTGGTGTTGCGGGTGGGAGACCATCGAGGTTTTCAGGAGGTGCAGGTATCGGTGCCTTCGCTTTTGAAGGAGGTCTTCCCCGACGCCTCGGTTCACTCCCTGGAGTCCCTGGAGGAGTTGAAGTCCTGCGTGGACGCGGCTTACCGACAATTAAGGGCAGCAGTTTCGAGCGAAGCCGTATCCGGGGCGCATCTGGATTGACCATGCGGCCCGCCAACCTTCCCTCGTCCTGCAACCTACGCATGATCCAGAGGTAAAGAGTGGGACCCGCCGGCCTTCCCAGCATGTGGCTGACCCACTCCTTGTCGATTGTTTTTCTCTTTAGCAAACGGTTAGCAATGCGCTTGTAGTCGAGAAACGTCATGCCTTTGGGGAAGCGCCAGATCTTGGTGTTGACCAGTTTGATTTGGATTTGGCGCTTTCGTATGTGATTTGCCACGGAGTGTTACACTTGCTTTACCTTCTTTTCCCGCTTCTTCTTGACCTTGGGGTTGCCTTCGGCCATCTTCTTCTTCATGGGGGGCCGTGAGATCTGCATGTTGATGTTGGCGCGGCTGATCGCTTCCAGCAATCCGATCTGGTAGACCATCAACTGATGCAGGGTTTCCAGATTGGGAACATTCATCCCGTAGAAGCGGGTGTCCGGGGTGGGTTCCGGGTAGAGAACCGAGTCGAAGTAGATCATTAGATCATCCTAGAAGCTAGTGATTGACTGAGGACTCGCGCAATTCGCGCCGTCCATCCCTTGCGGAATGTAGGGAAGTGACTCAGAGATTGCAAGAATAGGTATCGACTCTGGCACAAGTCGAAGATTAACTGGGTGGCATCGGAACCCCACACGGCAGCGTTGGTGGCGGGTCCATACAAACCATCCACTTCGGTATCGGCCACCTTTTGTAGATGGCGGATTGCAGTGGCGGGTCCCGAATTCACAGCGAAGTCGAAGACCGCGAGGTCCACCCCCAGCGGTAGCCGGGGACACTTGGCCGCTTCCCAGTAGCGATCCCGGTAGATGGGGATGACATCCGCCACTTTCAGGTTACGGATGTCTGCGGTGGTGGCGGGCTTCTTGGCCCACGCCTCCCAGGTGTCTTTGGTGATGCCGTGGTTGGTGGCCCCGCCCGGATCCTGGGGATGATCCACGAAGCCGCCCTCCTCCTTCAGCACGAAGTCCAGGCACGTCTCAAACCGGCTCATTTGGCTTTCCACTTATCAAAGCTGCGGGTCGCGGTGTAGCCCAGGTAGCCCGCGCCAAAGAGCCACCAAAGGGATTCGGGGATGGCGGCGAGGAGACTTCCCAGATTTGTGGCGGCGGTAGCCACATGGTGGGGGAACCAGATGCCGATGATAGATCCGACGAAGCAGAGGAGGATCGCCCCGTACATGACGTAGAGGAAGGTGGGGCGTGCCCTGCTGGTGTAGGGATCTGCGGACTGCGCCTCAGCAAGGATCGCAGACATAGAAACTTTGAGTTCCTCAAGGGCACCCGTCTTCTCCATCTGAATGAGTTTCAGCTTGGCCTCGTCCCTTTCCTTGTCGGAGGTGAAGAGGTTATCAATCAAGCTGAAGAGGGCCGGGGCCATCGACACGATTGCTGGCAGCATCTTACTTCGCCTTTCCGGAGGGTGATACCGGCCAACTCTTTCGGGCTGGCCCGGTCTTCTTCTTGGCCATTGCAGATTTTTGGCCGGGGGTCATCTTCGCAGCGGCAGCAGCGGGGCGACAGGCGGGGTATCCCCGCTTCGATTTCTCTGCGCCACTGCGACCGCACTCCTTGCCGGTCTTTACGTCAACCCACTTCTCACCGAACCACTTGCCCAGGCCGCCCTTCATTTCTTTTTGACGCGGTTGTCCGCGCCACCCCAACTTCCACCCTTCTTCTTGTATTCCTTGGCTGCCCACGCATTTGCGTAAGCCGAAGGATACACGTCAAATTTTTGTTTGGCGGCAGCTTTGGTTGCAGCCCACAGCTTGGGGTTTTTGGGGGTAGACTTAGCCATTAGCGGTTCTCCGCCAAGCAGACGCCTAATTACACGTAATCGACAATCGACCAGTCGTCTGCAAGCAGATCAGTCTGAGATGCGAGCCACGGAACGATCTTCCCGTCAGCGGTTCTCATGTCGATGTGCGCGTGGTAATTGATTTCCGTCCCCTCCGGGTAAATCCCCAGCAGCGGCGGTCGGTTAACTTTGAAAGTCGAACCCGGCACAAGGAACAAGAACATCCTCTTGCCGTTCCACCCCATACGGGCGACACGCTTGCCTTCTTTGATGTGTTGCAACGCTTCACTGAAGTTCATCAGAGGTTCCATTATCATATCTCCGTTAGCAGTTCCACGCCCGAAGGGATTTGTTGATGCGGCTGTTGGGATCGTTGGCGGTTTTTGCTGACGTAAGCTTCTTCTTCATCCCTTTCATGCGGGCACAGAAGCTATCCCGGCGGGATCCGCCTTCGGGCTGCGGGGCCTTGAGGCCAGGCTTGCCGGGGTTGGCCTTGTTGTAGGAGGCGCGGCCCTTGGCGTTGAGGCCGCCCTTGGGATCCTTACCTTCGGCTCTTTGCCATGCGGGGGTCTTTGCCATAGGCTTTCTCCAGTGTCGTGACGGGGATGAATTCCCACCCACCGTGAGGGAAGCCCTGGCGCACGTCGCGCAGAAGGGTTACCCCTGAAGTCCACATACCCTGGGCAGGTCCAGCATACTCTTCTTTTTGGGTTGGGTCAAGATAGCAACCGGCCACCAGCCCGAAAAGTTTTCGAGATCCCTTGCGTATCGCTATATCCCAGACGTGGCTGTGGCCCATCACCGCCGATTGGTATTGGCGGCGCAGCAGATTGGCAGCGGGGTAGTCGCCCCCAATCGACTTGCCCATCACCCCCGTGACGAAGTAGTGGGATGCGGCGATGCCCCCGATGCTGAAGTCTTCCAGGAAGGGCACTACCTCCCACGAATGCAAGTGTAGGTTGTGTAGGCCGAGGGTGCCCTGCAACTCGGGGACGTTGGAGAGGGCGCGGTTGATCCTCTCTTCGTGGTTCCCCATCAAGAAGATCTTCTTGCCGCGAAACTCGTTGAGGAAGGTAATGGCGTGGTTGGCGGCGGCGAGATCGGACTGGATGTTGCGGTTGCTGAAGGAGGCTTTCTTGCGGCTGGTGCCCGTGAGGATGCTGCCATCGTAGCTGCTGAGGGAGGGCATATCCGCCAGGTCCCCCAGGCAGAGGAGGACATCCGGCTCGGTGTCGATGAGGTAGCGGGCCAGCCAGTGGAAACGCCGAAGGGATACGCCGGGTTTGCTGTGGCTGTCGGGCAGGATCAGGATATTCATTTGAAGATTTCCTGCAGCGTGGGCATGTCTTGGTTCTGCTGGCCTAGGAGAATCTTCCACATGGTGGGGCCGATGCCTTCCCCGTAGCAGTAGATCCGCATGCCCATCGCCTTGGCGTTGGAGAAGAAGTGCTGGGCATCTTGCGACGCAGCGATCAACTCGCCGGTACTCCAGAACTTCTTGCCGGTGTTGCCGACCGTGATCTCCATGTACTTGGGGCGGCCATGCTCATCCTTGGCTGCCTTGTCGATCTGGCTTTCAGGGTAGCAGAAGTCGAACCCGAAGAGGTGGAACTCCGAGTAGCCCAGGGAGTTGCCGATGCTGACGCTGCGCCACGCGGCGCATGTTCCCCCGTTGATGAGGAGGGATCCTTCCGGGAAAACCTCAGACTTCAGCAGCGCCTGGGTCAAGGCGTGCCAACCCCACACGTTGTGGGTCTTGGTCTTGATGAAGCGGGTGACGCTGGGATCCGACATCGAGGCCACCAACACCTTGGTCTCGGGCGGGATCTCTTCGAAGAGAGTGGTGCGCCGGATGCCGTGGGTGCTGGTGCCCTCAACACTGCGGGGATCCAGCAACACCAGATACTCAGGCACAACGCCCCAGGAGACCAGGGTGGGGAGGGAGTGCTTGACGCAGCAGATGTCCGCGCCCTGCTTCCACATCTTGATGATCTTGTCCTTGCGCTTATGGATGTCGGGACCGGCGGAGACCACAACCAGCTTGCGGTCGTGGGGGCGTCCCTTGCGGATCCACCGCTTGACAAGTGTCAAGTTTTCCTTGACGTTGTTGATGATGTGTTCCTTGGGCATGCAGTCCTGGGCAGTGACCTTGATGGGGGCCATGCCCGCCCCAGCCGGGGGCAGGTCCGGAAGGTTGTCACCCACCGCTGCGATCTGCACGATGCCGCCCCCTGCGACGGGATCCTTGCTGATGTAGATCTTTTTGGGGCGGGTGATCTTCTGGAAGGTGGCGGCAACACCCTGGAATTCTGGCGCGGGGATCT